TGTCAGCGGCGCCGAGCGTCCACATTCGGCGCAGGATGGCAGACCGTGGTAGCCCGTGACCCTTCCAGCGCGCGTCATGGTGACCTGGGCCGGGCGGGTGCCGGCGCCGACCGCGTGGAGCACGAACCACTCACCTCCGCACCGTTCGCACCGCAGGGCTGCCTCAGGGCTGTTGCGCCTCGCCGCCGAGATGTCCACGACGTCAGCCATTCCGCCTCCTGCGGGCGCGCCGCGTCAGCCATCGTGGGCGGGGCCGGGCGGGCAGCACCTCGCGGAAGTAGTCCTCCCACGGGCGGCCCATCACGCACCGCCCTCGGTCGCCGCGCTAGAGCGGGCCAGCACGGCGGCCCACTCGCGGACCTTCTCGACGGGGACGTGGCCGGACTGCAGGCATTCGCGTCCGGGGTGCGTCGGGTGGACGAACGAGGCGAGCATGGACACGACGACCGCGCGCAGCCGCTCGACCTCGGCGCGCAGGTCGGCCAGCTCGGCGAGCTCGCCGAGGGCGGCCTCGACTCGCGCCGCTGTGCTGGGCTCGGGATCGGCCAGCGCCTTCTCGGGCGTCAGTCCGTAGCCGCGCTGCCGGCCCCATGAACGCCAGGCGTCGAGCTTCGGCTCGGCGACGTTTACGCGCGTGGTCAGCGCGCGGATCGTCGACTCGTGCTGCGCCACCTTGGCCCGCTCGTCGGCCAGCGCCTTCATGCGCGCGATAGCGGTCTCGACCAGGCCGTCTGCGAGGTAGTCCGGCCAGAGCGAGTCGTCATCGGGCAGCGGCAGATCAAGCACGCGCGCGAGCGCTACCTGCCCGACGAGCATCCGGTCGATGGTGCGGTGGGCGAGGTCGAGCTCGGACTGTAGGACGTCGGCGCGCTCGCGGTCGGAGACGTGCCGTGGTGTGCCCCTCTTCCACGCGATGCCGCCATACACGCACTGGTCGTCGTCGTGGATGCGACGGCCGCACTGCAGCTCGTCGTACGGGTCGATCGAGGGGCAGCGGTCGGGTTGGTCGGGGTTGGGTTGGGTGCGGAACTCGGTCATGCGGGGTTGCTCCTCTGGTGGATGGCGAGCGGGTTCCCGCACGCGCACGAGTGGGCTGGCAGGTCGCCGTAGTCGCACCACTGCGGGCGCGGCTCTTCGGGGTTGCGGATCACGGGCGGCTGCAGGACGCGGGGCCGCATGTGAACGGGCACGCCCGCGATCCGGGGCACGTCGTCGTCCGGTCGGGCGTGGGCCGGTTTCGCGTGCGCGGTCGCCGTGTAGCAGGCCAGGCACACCTCGGACGCGCCATGCCAAGGCGCGCCACACAGGACGCACGCGCGGCCGATGTCCGCGGCGCGGGCAATGACGTCGCGGGGGCTGAACCGGTCCCACTGCGGCCGCGGACCGACCTCGTCGGCGCGTGACGGGTCGCCGGGCTCGGGCAGGGCCACGATCAGCCCGTCGCGGCGCCAGTTCCGCAGCGTCCGGTCGGTGACCCGCAACCCGAGGCGGGCGTGCAGGATCGGCGGCAGCTGCGGAAGGGTGACCGGGGTGTGGTTGAGGCCGAGGACGTCCTCCCACCACTCGACGAGCGTCTCCTGTCCGCATCCCGTGCAGGCCGCGGTGCCGTCGCCGCCGATGCGTGCCTGGATGCGGCCGTAGCAGGCCCACGTCGCGACGCCGGCGTCGTCGGGGATGACGAACGGGCAGTCGCCGAGGAGGACATGGTCACGCATCGGCGGCCGGGCGGTGAGCTCGACGTTCCGGGCCCATGTCGTGAGGCGGCGCGCGATCTGGTCGGCGAGGGCGTGCCCGGACAGCCATTGCGCGTGCCGGTCGATCAGCGTGAGCATGCGCCCGGTCTCCGCGGACCGGTTCAGCCGCACGGTGGTGAGGGGCCGGTCGCGGATGATGAGGCGGCACACGCCGGCGAGGAGCGTGTCGACGTCCTGCCGGAGGGTGAGTCGCCGCTCGAGCGCGGTGAGGGTGTCGGTGGACGGCCTGCCGCTCGATCGGCCTTCGGGGACGTCGAGCAGCTCGTCGAAGTGGTCGCGGATGAGGTCGAGCGCGGCGCGGATCTTGTCCTCGACCTGCGCCGTGGTCGTCTGCTCGGCGACGGCGTCGCTCATGCTGTGGCTGCTTTCTGCTTGGGGACGGTGATCGCCTGGTGGCTCGTCAGGTGCCATGACGTGCAGTAGTCGCACTGGTAGATCCGCTGCGGGGCGACCCGGGACGCTGCGAGCGCGACCGGCAGAGCGTCCGACCATGAGTCGAACCGCTTCTTCGTGAGGCACATCCGCTCCTCGCGGGTCTGTGCCCGGCCGGCTTTCTCGCGCCACCGGCTCACGGGTCGACCTCGAGCGTGATGAGGTCGGCGTCGAGTTCGGCGTGGATGCGGGCGGCGCAGCGTTCGCAGATGCGGCCGTGGCGGGTTGCCATGCCCGCGGTGCACGTCGCGCACGGTGTGAGCGGCAGGAGGGGGCTGTCGTGGTTGGAGAGGTCCATCAGGAGCACTCCTTGCCGCAGCGGCTGATGGGGTGCGACCGGGTCGACGTCGGGTGCTGGATGTGGCCTGCGGCCTTGCTGGTCGTGTGGAGGTGGGCCTTCTGGTCGGCGTCGGGCCCGTCGTACTCCCACGGGCAGCCGGGCAGGCCGCAGGTCGCGACGGTGTGCAGGGCGGTCGCCACGTCAGTTCACCTCGTCGTCGAGGTAGCGCCACTCGATCCGCGTGACCTCGTCGGTCCAAGACATGCCCTGCGCGACCACGAAGAACCTCGTCACGAACGCGATGGGACGCATTCCGGGGAAGCCTTCGCGAGCCACCTCCTCGTGGCCGTAGTCGAGGTGTGGCGGCATGACGAGCCGGCTGAGGGACTCGCGGCGGACGGACACGAGCTCGACGTCGACGATTCGCTCGAGGGGCTCGCCCGGCTTGCGGCCCATCACCTTCCGGCAGAGGGTGACCCGGTCGCCGGGCTTCGCAAACGCCCAGCCCTTGCGGCGGGTGACGGTCTTCGTGCGGTCGCGGACAGCCTGCTCGGTGAACGCGACAGACATCAGTCGTGCCATGGTGGTGCCTTCCTGTGATGGGTCACGCCGACGCGGCGTGGTCAGGTGCGGTCGAGAGGTTCCACGCCTCGGCCTCGGCCTCGGCGAGACGGTCGGCGCCGAGCAGATCGCCGTCGGCGACGAGCACGTCGAACGAGATCCGGCGCCCGCGCTCGTGCGCGCGCCGCGAACGCTCATCCCGAGCGAGCGCGACGAGCTCGGCGGTCATCTGGCGACGCAGCGCGTTGGCCGCGAGCAGCCACTGCTGGCGGGCGCGCCACGACATGCGTTCCCACGTCGCGTCGTCGACGATGGGCAGCCCGCCAGTCATGACGCGTGCCCGGGTGCTCGCGGAGGTGTTGGTCGGTCAGTGCGCGGCGGGTTGGGGGCCTCGGCCAGGGCGGCTCGGACCCTTGCGAGGCCGGCCGCGTGATCGGCGGCATCCGCTGCTGCAGCGCAGTCGGCGCAGTTGCCGGCCCGCTGGCCCGGGTGGTCCGGGCACATCGACGGCGGCTGCCTCGAAGCGACGGTGGTCCCGTGCCAATGCGGGCCCGGCTCGGCGAGCAGCGCGGGGGTTCGCAGGTCGTAGTTCTCTGCGAGCTTGCATAGCGCGGCGCCGATGGCGGCAGCCGAGCCGAGTGGGAGCGCCTTCTCGATCGCGGCGACGATGCCAGGCTGCTGCCAGTCCGGGCGGATCCGGCCGACGAATGCGGCGAGTGCCTGTGCTTCGACTTTGCTCATGCGCATCATCGCGTCGACCGCCTCGCGCGGTACGTAACCCAACGACATGATGCGAAGCCAGCCACGTAGAGAATGGGTCGGGTCGGGTCGGGTCGGGTCGGGTAGAGCGGACTCCCCACGGATTCCGCGCAGAGTCCGGCCGGAGTCCGAGCGGACAAGTTGCGGACACTCATCGCCCCTCCTTGCGGGTTCGCTTGTCTGCCAGTGCTGCTCGTGCCGCGGCCTTCCGGTCGCGGTCGTCCTTGCGGCGTTTCTCCACCTCTGCACGTGAGGGCTGGCGGCCCTCCTCGTCCCACTCGTGGAAGCGGAATCCGCCCGCTACGCGGTGCCAGAGCACGACGTCGACGAGGCGCGCGGCCTGCGCCTTCGTCCCGAGCGAGAGGGCGATGTGGTCCGGCACGAACCCGTCCGTGAGCTGCTGCGAGCACCACGAACCGGCGCGGACCCAGAGACCCATCGCGGGGTTGCCGGCGGCGACAGACTTCGCGTGAAAGGCGAGGTTGTCGTCGACTTTGAACCAGGGCATCGGTCAGTCCACCTCTTCGGATGAGTGCAGAAGGGTCAGCACGGGCCGCCGCGGGACGTACGACGCGAACGCTGGACACTGCTCGTGGCCGCAGTAGCAGCGCAGCGGCGCGCAGTAGCCGCGTCGCCCCGTCTCGGCGCAGGCGGTGCATGTCACGTGGACTTCCTTCGCGCGTCGCCGCCGCGGCTGGTCTCGACGCCGCGCTGGCGGAGGATCTCGCTCACGTACTGCTGCGTGCATTCGTGGCGTTCGGCGACTTGGCGGGTGGTGAACCCTGCGAGGTAGTCGGCTTCGACGCGGGCGTGGTCGACGCGACCGGTTCGGGTGGACTTGGTGCGGCGCCGGACTACCTTGACGGTGCGGCCCGCGCGCTTCTCCGTGGTGACGGTGAGGATCTTCGCGGCCTCGAGCCGTGCGATCGCGTCAGGGTCGGGTGCCGGTGTGGTCGTGGGCCAGTCGAACCCGGTGCGTTTGGGTGTCTGGCGGATCGGGCGCGCCCCGACGGGCAGCGGCACGTGCGTGCCGGTGAGGCCGTGGGCGCCGTGCATCGTGCTCATGCCTGCTCCCCGCCGGGCTGCTCGTCGGCAGCGGCCTTGAGCTCGTTGACGCGCGCTTCGATGGCGGGCCGCAGCGACTGGTGGGCGTTCCACCACGCCCGCAGCAGCGTCGTGTCCTCACTGGCGGCCACGTCGGCCTCGGTCGGCGCGGCAGGCTTGGGGTCCTCGACGAGCGGCTCGACCTTGAACATGGATCGCTTACCGCGCGTCACCGTCAGCGGCACGCTCACCGGCTTGTCGATGTGGGAAAGGTGCGAAACGCGGATGCCGCCGACCTGGTCCTTGCCGAAGCGAATGGACGGGTCGCGGAAGAGCCTGACGCGGCGCCCGACCCACTGCGCGCCGTCGTCACCCCATGCCGCGATGAGCAGTCGCAGCACCGTCAGCGGCGGGCGCCACGAGCGGCCCTCGCCCTCGACGAGGTCGATGTCGTACTTCTGCTCTGCGCTGCCAGTGCGGACGCCTGCGATGGTGAACGTCCTTGCGCCGCCGACGAAGTCGTCAGCGTTCCACTGGTCGGAGCGCGGCTCGGCGGTGATCTTCATGACAGGCTCACTTCCACGTCGTACGGGTCTGGGATCGGTTCGGTGATGGGCAGCCCGTCGACGGCCTTGGCGTAGCGCTCGGTCAGGTCGGTGATGCGCTCCTCGGCTGCGAGGACGGCGTCACGGATGACGGCCTGCCACCGGGCGTCGGGGTAGACGCGCTTCGGGAACAGGTGCAGCCCGCCGGAGAAGCTGACGAAGTCGCACCACGCGCGGCCGGACACGAACAGCGCGGCCTGCACCTGGCCCATGTGCTGCGCGGGCACCTCGCCGGCGAGGATGGTGGCGACATGGGTCTTGGCTCGCGGTGACTTGACCTCGATGCACCCGTCGTCGTTCACGAGCCCGTCGGGGGAGTAGCCGAGCTTCACGCCGTCGAACTCGCGGACCTGGAAGCCGATCTCGACGACGTCGACCTTGGCGTGCTGGGCGTATGCCTCTCGCGCGTAGGGCTCGCTGTCGACGCCGCGCCACATGTCGGAGGTCATGGGCGTGTCCTCGCCCATGCCTGCGAGGCGTTCTGCGGCGAGCGTGTGGATGAGCCCGCGGGAGGTCTCGTTGTCGGCGACGGTGAGCACGGGCGGCTCGAACGGTGCGCGTGCGGATGCCGTCGCCAGCCTGCCGCCGTGCATCGTCTTGATGGGTGCGCCGCCACGGAGGCTGACGCAAGGCTCGCCAGGCGCGGCGTTGCACTCGTCGCAGACGTAGGCGTCGGCTCCGGGCGCTGCGGCGGTGATGAGCCGGCCGACGGTGGAGGCGGTGACGATGCCGCACCGCAGCTGGTACCACTCGGGGGACCGCTGGATAACGTCGCGGTACTCGTGAAGGGTCATGCGGCACCTCCGGTGCGGGCAGGAATAAGGCCGCGACGGCGCCGCTGACGGGCGGTCGTGCTCGCCGCGCCCTCGAGGATGTGGGCGCGCATCTTCTTGCCAGCCCCACCCCAAATGCCGAACTCGATCCGGTTGTCGAGGGCCCACCTGAGGCAAAGACGTGCGACCTCACACGAACCGCAAACGTCGCGGGCAGCGGCCAGTGCCTCCTGGGACTCGTGCTCGGGGAACCAGAGGTCGGGGTCGTCGCTGTTCGCGCAAGCGGCGCTATCCACCCAGCTCATGCCGCGGCCGCCTGACGGCCGGGCACGAACAGCACGCCGCGCTTGATGAGCTCCCGGATCTCGGTGCCGGCGACCGAATTACAGCGAAGGCAGGCCGCGCCGAGGGTGGCGTAGGTCGTCATGATGCCCTCCGTCCGCTGGCCGGCGGCACGGCTGATGCCAGGTCGAGCGCCTGCCGGTCGCGAAGCACCTGACGGGCGGTGCATCGCAGGGTGTCGGCGATCTGCCCGTCGGTGTAGCCGCCGGCGACAAGGCGGCGCACGCATTCCAGCCGGTCCACCCGGTGCAGCGGGAGCCGCTCGCCGCCGAGGACGCGCTCAACGAGGGCCTCGTCATGTGCCGGGACGACCTCGAGGTCACCGCGCTCGTCGGCCCGGATGGCGGCCTCCCAGCACTGCCCGCAGGCGACGCCACCGACGACCGTGCGTGCGTCGCCGTGGTCACATGTGATGGACAGCGCGAGCCGGTGCGACTTCGTCAGCCACGCCGACTTGGCCGAGCTCACGCGCGCCGCGCCGCGCGCCTTGGCCTTGACCTGCTTCGCCAGGGCGGTGGCCTGCCCGATGGTGAGGGTCTGCTCCTCAACCATGTCCTGCGCCTCGTCGGGGAGCTCGAGCAGGAGCAGCCGGGCCCGGATGAGCGCGGTCGTGTAGCCGGTCGAGCGCGCAATGTCGGCCGTGGTGACGCCCTCATCGCGGAGACGCTGGAACGCCTTAGCCTGCTCGATGGGCCGCAGCTGCTGGTGCATGGCGGCTGCGAGCATGGTGGTGACGACGCGTCGCTCGTCGGCGCCGGACTCGACGATGCAGACCAGCGCCGGCACCTGCGCGAGTCGGGCCGCGGCAAGACGGCGGTGCCCGTCGGTGACGACGAGCGCTGACCCGGTGTTGTTGACGATGAGCGGCTGCAGGACACCGTTTGCGCGGATCGACGCGGCGAGTTCGTCGATGCCGTCGAGGTCGTCGCGGACGTTGCGGCGGTTGGCGACGAGGTCGGCGGTCGGGATGCGGCGGAGTTCGCGGCTCATGCAAGGGCCCCCGCTCGGTCGGTGCACGCGAGGCCGAGCCGCTCGAGGTCGGAACGCTTGTGGCATGGCACGCACATGGGGTCGTAGTGGTCGACGTCGAGGCTGTAGGCGTAGCCGCGGTCGTCGCGTCGCTCGTTGAGGTCGTCGTGCCGGTAGGCCCAGTGGCGCGCAGGGGCACCGCATGCCGCGCAGGTTTGGGCGCGGGCCGGTCCGCGCCACCTGCGTACGCGGTCATGCGCGGCGTTGTATCCGGCGTCGTCGCCCTTCCAGGAGGGGTTCGCGTCCCGGCGCTGGTGCGCAATGAAGTCGGGGTGTCCGCCCTTGCGGACGCGCCGGTAGTGCAACAGGCAGTAGCCATGGCCGAAGTGCGGCCGGTTGCAGTCATCGACGGAGCAGGGGCCCTTCGTGCGCTGCTGGATCTGCGCCGGCCCGATGTCACCTGACCGGCGCAGGCGGAAGTAGTGCGCGGAGCAGAGCCCTGGTGTCTTGTTGCGCGACGGGCGGTCGCAGCCGGTGATGGTGCAGTTGCTCATGGGGTCACCTCCTGTGGGCCGTGGATGCGGCGGGTGATGGTGTGGCGGGCGTCGTCGCTCGCGCTGACGGGGTCGGGGTGCATGAGGAGGCCGGGGTCGGTGTCGATGCACTGGTCGGTGCGGCAGGCGGGGAGCCATTGGCCGTCGGCGATGAGGCGGGCGGTGGGCTCGTGTCCTTCGAGGGGGAGCTGCTCGTGGTTCTCGGCGAACCAGCCGCGGCTCATGACAGGGCTCCCGTCATCGCGACGAGCTCGGCCAGGGTCTTGGCGCAGCGCTTGCACAGCGGCAGGCGGTCAGCGCGGGCCAGGCGGGCGGGGTCCTCGTACCGCCCGGCGGCGCCGACCCAGCACGTGGCGTTCGGGGTGCGGACCTTGCCTCCGCAGATGGGGCGGTATGCGCCGCGGGTGTAGCCGTCTGACTGCTCGCGGTGCTGAGTCCACGCCGCGAGGTGCTTGACGTCCTTCGTCAGGACGAACGCGGTGCTCATGCGACCCACCAGCCTCGGACGCGGCCGTTGGCGAGGCAGGGGGAGCAGACGCGGATCTTGGCGCGGTCGCGGCGGTCGCGGACGTTCCAGAGGCCGGGTTCGGTTTCGCACCAGTCGCAGAGGTCGTCGGCGGCGCGTTCGGCGTTCTTGGCGCGGGGGCTTTCCGCGAGGGCGTAGACCAGGAGGCCGAGGAACGGCAGGACGACGAGGCAGAGGATGGTCATCGTTCGCTCGCCTTCGTGTGGCTGGGCCCGTACTTCACGTGGGCGTCGGGCTGGGTCGGGTGCGCGTCGCGGATGCAGCCCGGTTCGGGGCAGCGCGGCGCTTGCGGGTCGCGGGGGATCGGCTGCTCAGCCACGGGGGCCTCCGGTGGGCCAGGGCCGGGTCGCGATCTCGACGACGGCAGCGGCTGCGACGCCGCCGGCGATGGCGCAGAGGGTGATGAACGCGACGGTGACTGCGCCGACGGCTGCGGGCCGCTTCGGGCGGTTCTGCACGGTGAGACCCATCACGCGTCACCCCGTGCGATGGCGTCGAGGGCGTCGTTCACGTGGCCTGCGGCGTCGGGGTTGGCGGCGAGCTCGCGGAGCGCGCGGAGGAGTTCGGCCTCGTCGAAGGTCTCGAGGCGGTGGACGAGGCGGCGTTCGTACTCGTGGCGGTCGGCGGCGACGCGGGCGTCGACGCGTGCCTGGTGCTCGGGGGTGCGCGGCATCATCGGGACACGACCTTCCGGGGCGAGCGGGCGGCGAGGGTGCCGTCCTTGCTCATGCGCAGGGCGAGGCGGGCGCCGCGGCGCTGGGCGCTGGCGTAGCGGGCGTCGTCCACCCGGTCGGCGACCCAGCCCCCGCCGAGGACGGCGCAGCGGCAGGCGGCGACGGCGAGGACGACGGCGACGGTCGCGACCCGCTCGACGCGGCGGGTCGTGCGCGGCGTCATCGCGCACCGCCCACGATCAGGCGGGCGACAGCGAGAGCGCGGACTCGCGGCTTGTCGTTGTCGTCGCAGCAGACGGTCGCCTCGGCGTCGAGCCAGTCGGCGAGGGCGAGGCCGACGCCGGGGTGCATCGTCGCGATGTAGCGGTCGGTCCCGTCCAGCCCACCGGGGTGGATGACCGGCAGCGCCACGTCCTGCGAGGTCTCCGAAACGCGGGCTTCGGTGTAGACCCCAGTGGCGCCCGCAGCATCAAGGAACCATGGGCCGGGCGTCGCTCCCTCGGCGCGCTCGCGGAGGATGGTCGCTGCCTGTCGCAGCACGTCGGCGCTCATGCTGTCGCCTCGTCGGCGTGAAGCGCGGCCGTGAGCAGGTCGGTGAGCGCCTGGTCGAACCGGGCGCCGGCCTGGTCCTCGGCGGTGTCGGGGGAGCGGCGCGCGGTCCCGGCGTTCCACGCGGCGAGGCGCAGCTCGGCGACCTCGGCGCGGACCTTGGCGGCGGCCTCGACGACGCGGTCTATGCGCCGGTTCTCGCGGGACGTATCAGAGGCAACCGTCCCCGCACTGACGGGCGAGGTGGTCATCGCGCACCGGCCCGGAGGACGCGGCGGCCACGACGAGGCGTGTCACGGACCGCGGTCGGATTCGGACGCTGCAGCGACCGTGCATACACCGCGAGAGCGGCCACGCCGAGGTCGGCCGGCGCCATGTAGCCGTGGCGGCGCTCCTGCCGGGTCGCGCCCAGCGGGACGAACGAGTGGATGACGGTGCGCTGCGGAGCATTCAGGACGCTCGAAGGGGTGCTCTTGTGGTGAGCCATGGGTAAACTCCTCGGTGAATGAGTGGTGGGGCCCGGCTTGTCGTGATGGGTGAGCCGGGTCTCCCGCTGTTCTGGGGGTGGGCACGTCGCGCCGGCGGTGGACCCTCCGACCGGCGCGACGGCGTCAGTAGTCCGGGAGGGCTTCGAGCCACACCTGGAAGTCGGTGTCGAGGACGATCGCCCGGCCCTTGCTGTCGCGGTGCGCTGTCAGCGGGTGCGGGAACTGGCCGTCGTCCTTCGCCTTGCGGACCGCACGCCGGAACGTCTGCTCGGAGAACGGGCTGACGTCCTCGAGCTCGCGCAGCGTGTAGGCCTTCTTCGTCACGCCGCGGCCTCGGCGTAGGTGATGAGTGCGGCGACCGACACGTCGAGCAGGGCCGCGATGCGGGCGAGCTCGTTGATGTCGAAGGCCTTGCCGTGTCCGGCGAGGCGGCGCACGAGGGTGGTCATGGGGATCCCGGTCTTGGCGCTGACGGTGCGCTGCGGGATGCGGGACTCTCGGAGCCGGGCCGAGACGGCGGCGGCGATCAGCCTCTGGCTGGTTGCCGCTGCGGCCTCGACCCCGGGGTCCGGGTCGTCCGGAAGGGTGATTGGGTGGCTCATGCGGACAACCATAGTGTCCGAATGGGCACGTTGGAAGTGTTTTGGGGTGCCTAATCGGAAAAATTTGTGCCCAAAGTGGAGGTCAGATGTATCTCATCGGGGGGTACGCTGCTCTACATGGACATGGAACCCACATCCGGAGCCGGAAAGAAGCCCCGCGACCGCACCCCGGAAGCGATGGCCTTCGCCGCCCAGCTGCGCGCCGAACGCGGCGCCGCGAAGCTCAGCCAAGCCGAGCTGGCGAAGATGAGCGGTATCGGCCACTCCACGCTCGTTCGCCTCGAGAACGGCACCCGGGTCATGGACACCGCCCAGCTCGGCGCCCTCTGCCGCGCCCTGGGCATCTCGCTGACCACGTTCGCGATGCGCGCCGACGAGCGCCTGCGCGAGATCAGCGAGGCCGAGGAACGGCGCGTCGGGAACGCCTGAACGCGACCCCCGGGTAACTTCCACGTTTCTCGGACAGCCCTCGCATTTGGTGCATACCGTGACGGTGGGCGCGCGCGTTGGAGCAGTCCGGCGCGCGGCGCTCATCTCTCGCCGCTACCGGGCCACCCCTCAGCCGGAACGATGACCGGCCCTTGCCCGGATGCGACGAGGACCCCCCTTCCCCCACCCATCACGCACCCACAGGGAAACGCCCAATGCTGCCAACCTGGCTCCGTCGCACCATCTACTCGCTCACCATCACCGCCTGGCTCGTCCTGGCGGCCGCCGCTACCCCTGCCGGCTCGGCTGTCACCCCGCCGCAGTGCCTCCTGGCCGTCCTCATCGCCGGAGTCGGCACGATCAAGTTCCTGGTCCGCCGCATGCTGGCGCCCGCGAACGAGCTGTTCTACGCGGGGAAGGCCGCCGGCCGTCTCGAAGTGGAGAAGGAGCGCGCCGGCGGCAACGTGTTCCGCCTCGAGGAGCGGCGCGCGATCCGCGCCGTGTCGCGAAGTTAGGTCGGGTGTTGCCGGAATCTGCCGGATTGTGGGATAAGAGTCCGGCAACACCTCAGGAACCCGATCCAGTCACCCTGTCCGACCGACAGGGTGATTGGCTTGTGGAGGGGTGGCAGCGACTGGCTCGCGCAGTGGCGTCCGAGCGGTCGCGCCACTGGCGGTCTCAGGCCGCGTTCGCTCGCGCTGCGGGCGTGTCCGAGCGGGTCATCCGCGACATCGAGACCGGTGCCCGGCACAACTACTCCGACGTGACGTTGGCCTCGATCGAGGCCGCGCTCGGCTGGGCTCCCGGGGCTGCGCTCCGGGTCGTGCAGGGCGGCCGGGTGCAGCGTGAGGTCGACCCGGCGTTGGCGCGGCTCCTCGACGCGTGGCGCGGCATGTCCCCGGACGCGCGCATGCTCCTGGTCGACATCGCGGAGCGTGCCGTCCGGGGACAGTTCAGGGCTGAGTGAGCCCGAGCCGGTCCGCGACCTTCTCGAGCGCGGCCCGCGCCTGCGAGTCGCCGACGTGCAGGTACGACTCGACGAGAGTCGCGTGGCCGACGATCGCCTCGATGACGCGCCGGTCGACACCGGCCTCGAGCAGCAGCGTCGCTGTCGTGTGACGCAGCTCGTGCACGTGGTACGGGCGGCCGGACGGGTGCGCGACACCAGCCTCGGCCTGGATGGCGTGCCAGCGGGCCCGGTCGTCCTCCGGGCGGATCGGGCGCCGGGTGACGCCGTCTTGCAGGACGTCGGTCCACACGAGGCCCCACTCGTTCTCGACCCACTTCTCGCGTTCGAGCCGCAGCGCCGCCTCCATCCACGGGACCAGCGGGATGACGCGCAGACCGTGCGACGTCTTGGGGCGGGTCAGGTGGAACGAGTTGATGAGCCGGCGGCACTCGAACCCGTCGGGGACCTGGAAGGTGTCGGCGTCCCGGTCGAGGTACTGCAGCTCCTGCAGCTGCCACGAGACGTCGAGCCGCTTCTTCTGGAAGTCGATGCAGTCCCATGTGAGGCCGCGGGACTCGCCGGAGCGCATGCCCTGCAGCAGGGCGGACACCCAGCGGGACGCGTCGGCGTGCTGGTCGAGGACTGCGAGGACGCGCGTAGCGGCGTCGGCCGGCATCGACGTGCGGTCGTTCTGCGCCTTGCCGGGCTTGTCGACGTAGAGCAGCCGGTCGTCGACGATGTGGCCTTCGACCTTCGCGGCCTTGAGCATCGTGGTCAGCGTCTTGTGCGCATGGAGCGCTGTCGTCGTCGAGCGGCCGTTCGGGTAGCGGGGCGGGTCCGGCTTCGTGACGGCGTCGCGGAGGACGCGGAAGTCGCCGGGGTTGAGGTCTGCGAGCCGGCGGTGCCCGAGCGTCGGGATGATCCACTTGCGGACCGCGCCGGCGTCGGTGGTGAACGTGGTGGGGCGGACCTTCTTCGCGTGGCGGGGGAGCCACTCGTCCGACCACGCCTTGACGGTGACGGACCGGGCGCCGACCGCGGGTGCGCCCTTGTCGGCGATCTCGCGGGTGAGCTTGCGGAGTTTGCCCTCGACGATGGCGCGGGACTTGCCGGACACGGTGAGGCGTTCGCGGTCACCGCCGGCGGTCCAGCGGCCGGTGTAGACGCGTCCGATCCACAGCCCGGTGCAGGTGTGGTCGGGGCGGGCGCGGGTGTCGGTGTCGACGGGTGGGCAGACGCCGGGGACGTGCCGCTGGATGATGCCGCCGGACCCGTACTGGCGCCTCTTCTTCGCCGGGCTCACTCGTTCTCCTTGTGTGCCTTGACCAGGGCGGGGTGCTCGTCGGCGATGTCGCGGGGTGTCGGCCCCACTTGGAGCGCGGCCGCGATGCGGGCAAGCATGGTCGCGAGGGGACCGGGTATGGGCTCGCTCATGGTCGCCACGCCTCGTCGTAGTCGGGGTGGTCCGCGTAGGGGGTAGCGAGGTCAAGCAGGGTGTTGTGCGCGAAGAATGCACTGCCCGCGTCGAACGATCGCTCGATCTGCTCGGAATCCTTCGCGTCAGCCTTGGCGATCTCGGACGCAGCACGCTCCACGATGCGCCGCTTGGCCTCGCACTCGGCGAGCAACTGCTCCCACGGGCCAGGAGAATCCTCGCTGAGCCACTCCCGCCAACATTCCTCATCCTCGGCGATGCGGGCGAGCAGGAACTCAGTCAGTGTCGGCCGGCCGCCGGGGCCGGGACTCGGAGCCGCGCGGCCCGTGACGATGCCGCGGGCGGTGCCGTCGGGCCAGCGGACGGCGCGGTCGAGCCGGGGGAGCATGGTCTGCTCGCGGACGCTGGGTGACCCTGCCTCGCGGGAGCGCAGTGCCGCCTGCCAGGCCTTCGAGGGGCCACCGGCGGCGTACACCTGCGCCTGCGTCATGCCGAGGTCCTGGCGGCGCTTGTCGAGGGCGTCGGCGAGCCGGGCCCATCCGTTCTCGGTGCTCATCGCTCACCGCCCGACGTGATCGCGAGCAGCGGAGCCACCCGGCCTGTGGCGTAGGAGCGTTCGATCGCGGGCGTCACGTCATCAGCGACCCGGCGGCCGTCCGGGAGGATCATGTGCATGGCGAACTCCTCCTCGAACGTGACGATGCCGGACTCGACGGCTTCGAGCTTCGCCTTCACGATGAGAGCGAGCGACCGCCACCGCTGACGGGTCGCCTGCTCATGCGCCTCCTGCGCCTGGCGGGCGGTGCGCTGTCGACCGGTCGGCGTCCGCGTGAACGCCTTGTCGTCCGGGGACGGTAGCGGCAGGAGGAACCGGATCTGACGGCCGGCCATGACGAACCCGACCATGGCTTGCGAGCCCTGCCAGCCGTAGGCGAACGACGTGGCGCCGTAGCGAGTTAGGGTGCGCTCGATCTCGGCGCGCGACTTGTCGGCTGAGACGCTGGTCTGGGCGGCGTAGGTGCCGGTGGTCGCCATGGTCAGGCCCCCTCGACGAGGCGGATGCGGACGCCGTCCTCGAACGTGACCCACTCGCGCCAGTCGCCGTCCTTGTCGAGGTTCCGGACGGCGTCGAGCCTGGCGACGAGGGCCTGCAGCGCGCCAGGCTCGCCCAGCACGGAGACGTCACCGAAGAGTCCGCCGGCCTTGCTGTCGTAGGTGGCGCCGACGGTCACGTTGTAGCCGTCGGAGAGGATGCCCGCGTGCTCGGCTACCCACATGAGGGCGGCCACGCGGTGGGGGCGGCTCTCTTCGACGAATGTCGTGGGCGCGGTGGCCTGTGTCATGGCTGGAACCCCTGTCTGTTAGGTGATGGGTGAGGGTTGCCGAGGCTCAGCGTAGCCGCTCCCGCACTACTTGTGTACCTAATCCTGCACCTAATCTCTGGGTAACCTGTGTACGTCCGATTGGGCATTGTCGTGCTCAAATAGTACTGATTTTCGGCCCTCTACGCTCGCTTGAGTCTACCTTGCTTCTGACTTTGAATCAGGACTAGCGACGTAGGTTCGACTCCTACCCGGGGAGCCACAAACGCTCAGTGACGTGCAGCGATAGATGTTTGTCGATGCGTTAGGTCCACTGGCTGTGTACCCATTGATGCACCCAAAGCCGTTGTGCCCAGCGGGGGCACTGACGTCTCCCAGTGTGGGATGTCGGGCGGCGGTAGCCTGAGCCCGTGAAGCACCGACTGCCGCGCAGACGCCTCGTCGACTGGACGCCCGAGGAGGGCGACCAGGCGGCATGGCTCGCGCAGCTCGCCGCCTCAGGCTGGGTCCCTGAGCACGGAGCTGGCGTGCCGACCACCGTCAACGGCCGCCGCGTCGTGCGCTTCGCCATGATCGAGCGCGCACCGGGCGACTCCCGTTGACCCAGATTCGTCTAGTCCCCTTGACTTGATCTGTCTAGTACCCTAGACTAATCTGTATGAAGCGACGGGACCTGATGAAGCGGCTGGCGAAGATCGCCAAGGCCGAGGACGAGGACCTCATCATCACCGAGGGCGGCCCCCACACCAAGGTGCAGATCGGCGACCGCGTCGACTCCGTCCCGCGGCACACCGAGGTCAACGAGATCACCGCCCAGAAGATCATCCGGAAGATGGAGGGGAAGGCATGACAGTCACAGCGCGGGCAACCGCCACCCGCTCGGGCGGCTGGTGGGCCATCGACGTCCTGTACGACGGGCAGGAGTACCACTCGCAGGCCAAGCGCCTGGACCAGGTGCCCGAGATGGCCGCCGACGTCGTCTCGCTCGTTACCGGCATCGACTCGAGCCAGGTACTCGTCGAGGTCGTCGCTGACGTGCCCGACGTCGACGTCGACGAGGTCCAGAAGGCGTCTCAGGCTGCAGCCGAGGCCGCCGAACGGGCCTCGCGTCTGAGCCGCGACGCCGTGGCCAGCCTGTCTGCCGCCGGTCTGACGGTGCGCGACATCGGCAAGATCCTTCACCTGTCGCCGCAGCGGGTGTCGCAACTGTCCTCACCGGCGCGGGCGAAGAAGAAGGTCGCCAGCACCACCCAGAAGGTCAGCGCCAAGACGGCTGCAGCCCGGACGGGCGGGTCGAAGGCGGCATCGAAGGTCTTCGTCACCCAGCGGGACCCGGCCCCCGCCGAAGTCGGGTACGGCGCGGCCGCGAAGCACTCGCGAGCCGGAGCGACGGGCGCCAAGAAGTCGTAGCCGCCCGGGCATGACAAAGGGGCCCCGCCCACCCGAAGGTGAGCGGGGCCCAGTCGCGTGGATCGGTCAGCTGCGGCGGAGGAACGCCGTCGCGCTTGAGGGCGGCCCGCATGACGACGCCGCCCCAGTAGCCGCCCATGCGGGCCAGCGTTGACGGGGAGCGGCGCAGGAGCTCGAGCAGCCGCGCGATCACGCGGCCGGCGGAGCGCTCGGCGCCGAACCGTCGACGTCGGGAGCGAACGCGTCCGGAGACTCGAGGTCGCCCGGGTCGGGGATCGGCTCCGACACCTGCGCTGACGGCGCCGCGGGGGTGTTGCTCGCGGCGGTGTAGCCGATCGCGCCACCGACGAACGCGAACACGGCCAGCGCGACCTTGAGCCACAACGGCTGCGACGTCTCCGCCGCCGAGTAGCCGACCTGCGCGCCACCGAGCGCGAGCCCGATGAGCGCGAAGATCGTGTAGACGATGCCGCGGACCTTCGCGGGGATGAACACGGTCATGATGGGACTGCCTTTCACTTCCGGAGGGTGCGCGACCGGAGAGCCCGGTACGCCTTGTCGGTCTGCGGGCCCCAGATGCCGTCGACGTAAACACCGAGCGCCTTCTGGACGGCCTTCACCGCGGACACGTTCGCCGCCTGCGTGATCCGACCCCAGATGCCATCCACGGGCTTCGCGCCCCACGACACCTGCATCTCCTTGCGGAGGGCCACGTTGTAGCGGCGGAACTGCGCGAGGCCGCCCTTGCGGATCAGCCACGTCCGGTACAGCGCGTTGTCCGTCACCGGACCCCACACGCCATCCGGCTTGAGCCGGAGCGCCTTCTGGATCGCGATCACGCGCGCCCTGTCGCCCACGGCCTGGCCGACGTTCTGCACGGCCCGCGCCATCAGCGCGACGTACTGGGCCCACGTGCGACCCACGACCGCCCGCGACCCGTTGTCGAGCTCGGGGCCGACGAGGCCGTCGCCGCCGGCGATCCACTCCTTGATCTGGTCGCGGGCCGGCCCGGACAGGTCGACGGATCCGACGAGCAGGCAGTGGATGTGGCGCTGCCAGCCCGGCTTCCGCAGCCGGCCCAGCCAGCTGGACCACCAAGACCGGGGTCGGAAGTACGCCTCGAACCCGACGCGACGGAGGTACAGGACGCACCGCTGCGCCTGCGCGTCGGTCATGCCCTCAGCGTTGAAGTCGACGTGGCCGGACCCCGTGTCCGTCGACCCCGACGCCTTGTTGTCCGAGTAGGACCCGAACCCACGGATCGGCGTGAGGACGATGCCCTTCGTGAGCGGGTCGAGACTGACGAGGCGCTGCGCCTCCGCGAGCGGCGCCTTCATGTCGACCGACAGGCGCGTGCCGTTGACGGTGTACGTGGCGAGTGCCATGAGCCCTCCTGGCGGCTGGTTTGGCTGGGCATGCGAAAGCCCCCGCCGGATGGCGAGGGCCCAGAGGTGAGAGGAGAGCGGGAGTCAGCCACCGACGAACTTCGACACGACAGCGCCGGCGCTGCCGCCGAGAGCCGCCGCGAAGCCGACGAGTAGCCACTTCGCGTGCTCGAGGCCGCGGATCCGCGTCTCGTGGTCGCTGACCCGCGGGTCCGTGTGGACCTCGAGCGACCGGAGGCGCACCTCATGGTCGGTGCCGGTCGCCAATGCGGTATCGAGCTTGACCTCCATGCGCGCGAGGATCACAGCTGTCGACTCTGCTGGCAGTTGCTCTTCGCCCACGGGCGGCTCCCGTCATCGTTGGGTATGCGAGAGGCCCGCACCATCCGGTACGGGCCTCGCTGCTGCTGCTACTGCTGAGGGCGCCACTCGCGCGCCCACTTCTCGACGTCGCGCCGGCGCCACACGGCACCCTGCGCCAGACGCACGATCGGGTCCGGGAACCCCTTCTGGTTCACCAGCTGGTTCACGCGCTGACGGGAAACCCCAAGCATCACTCGGATCTCGTGCGACCCCACCAGTTCCTCCACGGGAACAACGTAGAGCCTGACCCCCTTGACGCGGCGCTGAATCGAGGAGCACCGTAGTCACATGCCCTAGTCATAAGACCTAGTCACACGACATAGGTAAGAGACCTAGTCGGGTGTATCACCAGCTCGCTGAGACGCACTGACAGGTACAGCACCCGACCAAGGGGACACCGTGAGCAACCAGCCAGCACAGGAGTGGGACGACATGAGCAAGCAGCAGCAGACCGAGATCCGCGCCCGCCTCCTCGCCGCCTGCGAGACCCGCGCCGACGCTTCCACCCTCGGCCGCAGGGCTCGCCTCGAGCGCGCCTCCCGGTCCGGCCTCGCCGCCCGCCTCGCGCGCCACTGACCAACCCCAGCGGCCCCACTCGTCCGCGGCGGCTCTCCGGGGCCCACCCCATGTCCTCCCGAGGAGCCGCCCAAACCCGGACGAGTGGGGCCTTCCCATTCCCGGGACACACCACACACCCGGACGGCATCCTTGGCCGCATGACAGGGGTCAGGGGATGGTCGCTGCTCGACGGCCGCGACAACGCGCTCAACACCGTCCGGCTCGGGCTCGCGCTCCTCGTCATCTTCGGCCACACGTGGGCGGTCCTCGGCATCGCCGACAAGCCACTGCCCTACGCGGCGAGCTTCGCCGTGAACGGGTTCTTCGTGATCTCTGGTTTCCTCATCGCCCGCAGCCGGGACCGGCTCGCGCTCGGTGAGTTCCTGTGGCGACGGGCACTGCGCATCCTGCCCGGCTTCTGGGTGACGCTCTTGCTGACGGCGGCGGTACTGGCACCGCTCGCTGCACTCCTCACGGGCGCACGCTTCGACCCGGGGAGCGCGGCGGGCTACGTCACGGCCAACGCGACGACGCACATCTCGCAGATGGGGATCGCTGACACCCTCGCCGGCGCGCCGTATCCGACCGTGTGGAACGGGTCGCTCTGGACGATCTGGTACGAGTGCCTGGCCTACGTCGTCGCCGGCCTCGTGATGACTCTGCCGAGGTTCGGCTTGAAGAGCGCGGCCGCCCTGCACGTGGTGACCCTGCTGGTGGTGCTGGGCCAAGGCTCCGGCGTCGGAGCCGGCGTAGACCCGTGGTTCGCGATGCTCTTCGCCTTCTTCACCGCGGGGATGGTCGCGCACTACGTGCTGGACCGGATCCCCACGAGCGGCGGAGTCGCGGCCGCGTGTGCGCTGTTCCTCGCGGCCGGCCCGGCGATGGGCTCGCTGTGGTGGTTCCTGCTCGCCCCGCTCCCGCTGACGTATCTGATGCTGTGGCTCGGGGCGCGGCTGCCGATCCGGGCGGGAGCACGGAACGACATCTCCTTCGGCGTGTACCTGCACGCCTACCCGCTGCAGCAGTTGCTCGTCGTGGTGGGGGCCGGCGGCCTCGGGCCGTGGTGGATGCTGGTGCTCGCGGTGGCCGCGACAGTGCCGATCGCCTGGGCGTCGTGGCTGTTCGTGGAACGGCCAGCCCTGCGGTGGCGGACGCGGTCCGAGCTCACCCCAGCTTCGTGATGGTCCACACGATCGACGACAGCGCCGCATTACTGTCAACCGTCGGCGGGACGCCGATGCCACGCAGTTCGGCGTGGACGTAGCCGCCGTCAGAGATGTAGGTCGGACCGTGGTTCACGAGCTGCTGAATGCCACCCTTGCCCGCGTTGGACAGGATGGTTCTCGGGAAGATGCTGTTGTCGTTGTGCGCCGGGTCCCAGCCGCCACCGATGTAGGGGCCGCTGAAGGAGACCGGCGCCGTGTCGGGGTCATCCCAGATGACGCGCATGTCGAGAACGGGGATGTAGTAGCCGGGGGACAGGAGCAGCTGATACCCGCTCACGGTCAGCCACGAGGAGATGTCGACGCTGGACTCGCCGCCTCCGCTGCCCGTGTTCGGATCGGTGGGCGAACCGTAGGTGACGCCTTCGTACGACATCTGGTTGTTGCCCGCCTGGAAGAGCACGCCGCCCGTGGACAGGACCTGAGCCATGCCGACGATCCCGCCACCCGCCGGCGCCGCCTTCGGCGCGGGCTTGGGCGGCCTGGACGCCTGGCGTCGGAGCTGCTCGCGGTCCAGCCGGGCCGCGCGCAACTCCGACGCCGTCGTGCGCGGCCCGCGCGGGCGCGGGTTGACGGTCCCCATCTCAGGCCTCCTCGATCGACACCATGAGCCGGAGCCCCTTCGGGTGGATCTGCCGCTTCACGATCCGGGCCAGCCTGTCCACCTGGTCCGGGTAGTCGAGGAGCAGCCGGCACGTGTCGCCCTTGCGGGTCGCCGCGAGCACCTCCGCCATGCACTCCGGGTCGATGTCGAGCCAGTACGCCGGCGTCGGCATCTTCGCCCAGCCGAGCTCGGCGGCGGCCGTCTCGTCGAGCTCGTTGATCGGCGTCTCCTGCTCGGCCGTGATGACCCGCTCGAGGTTAAGGCCGCCGAACGCCCGAGAGTCCTTCGCGTAGGCCTCATCACGGGCCGGGCCCGGGTCCTGCGCCTGCGCTATCACCGAGGAGCCGACGTCACGTGTGGACGCAGGCACCGCGAGCGCCACGTTGCCGCCCTGCACCAGCTGGTAGTCGACGACCTGCCCCTGCCGCGGGTAGAACGTCGCAACCGTCGTGGTCGTGGGCGTCGTCAGCGTGTCGATGTCCATGCCGCGGTACAGGCTCGGGAACTCGTCCAGTGCCGTCTCCACGGGGCGCCGCTCATAGTGCGGGTACGGTCGGTCACGCTTCACGCCGGTGAGCGGGGTCCGCGTGCCGACGTGGATCGGCCATCCGTGGCCCATCGCCGGGTCCTGCATGTGCTCGACGATGCCCTTCACGATGAGCGCCTGGTCGACGCCCCAGAAGTACAGCAGCTCCGTCGGCACGAGCGCCGCCCGCGTGTACCGGGCCAACGCCGCCGGCGCGTAGAGGTAGACGTCGATCCAGTACTCCCGGCCGTCCGCCGGGATGGTGACGGCGGCTGTCTCCTTCATCCACCGGTTGATCGGGTCGGTGTCGCTGATGCTGGTCGAGGCCGTCAGGTCGTCGAGGACCTTGGTCGGCGCCGAGGCGCGACGCACCTCGACCTTGATGCTGACCATGTTGGCGTCCTGCACGGACCAGTCGTCCATGATCTTGAGCCATGCCGCGGCCGTCAGCTCGAGCGGGTACGCGGCCGACTTGGGCTGCGTCACCTTGACCCGCTGATGCATCCACTGCTTGCTCTTGCCGCTGATGGTCGTCGTCGACTCGTACGAGATGACCACGCGCCGCTGCTGCTGAGAGTCGATCGGGTACGCCGGGTTCGGGTCGTAGAAGCCGACACCCTTCGTCGTCACGATCGCCCCGGGCCGCTTCGCCAGCACGCGAGCCTTGGCCGCCTCCGCGCGACGCAGCGACAGCGCGAGACCGTTGCCGGTGCCGTCGTTGGCGGTGTGCCCGACGATCGTCACCTTGAGCCCGGCCGTCGTCGGCATCGCGTTCGCGACGGCGTCGACTGCAGCCTCGCCACCGGGGCGGAACCCGTTGGCGAGCGGCTCCCACGCGAACGGGCGGTTCGGCCAGTACACCGCCGACGACTGCAGCTCCGCCTTCGTCTCGGTGACGGTCTCCACGCCGTGGATCTCGGCCGCCTTGCCGCCGTCGGTGAAGTCGTCAGCGACGATGGTCACCACGGGGTCGGCCTTCGGGATCGAGTCCGAGTCGTACCCGAGATCCCAGTACCGGTGGTTCGGCAGGGTGAAGTCGCCGTTCTTGAGCAGGTTCTGCTTCGGGATCCGGCCGATGGTGCGCCGGCCCTCACGCCAGAACCACGACGGGTCCTGCACCTTGTAGGTGATCGTGGTGCCGTCCTGGCTCGGCTCGCCGGGCAGGACCGGGCCCTTGAGCAGAAGGGCGTCCCCCTGCCACACCTGGCACTGCGTCGTCACCGGGTTGATGAAGGACCGCTCCGGCAGGTCGGACGGGATCTTGAACGACATGGTGCCCGGCTCGCCGATGCCGTCCTCGACGGGGTCGTGCTCGAGGTCAACGATCTCACCGAGGGGCGTGTCCTGCAGGTCCGTGAAGACGTACCGCCACTGGTCGATGCCGGTGCGGGGGTCCATGCGCGGCTCGGATGCGGGCCGCGCCGTGATGGTGCCGCCGCCGCGCAGCGTGACGTCGGTCATGGGCACGACGGGCAGGACCGAGTCTGTGGTGAGCGTTCCACCGCCCGCGAGGGTGACGGGCCCCATGACGACGACGTCGACCGTGCGGAGGGCGCTCACGGAGAGCGTTCCACCACCGAGGAGCTCGGCTCCCGTGCTGTCCCCGGTGATGACGGCGGGCGGCAGCATCGTGCCCGTGCCTGCGAGGACGGGCGCCGCCACGGAAGCGTCCGCGCCGGCTCCGACCGTGGGGACCAGGACGGCGCCCTGGCTGCCGAGCAGCGGCGCGACGATGCTGACGTTGGAGACGACGGCCACCGTCGGGTCGACCACATCCGACGCGGCGGCGAGAACCGGAGCGGCCACATCGACGTTGCTGCCCGTGGTGACGACCGGGTCGAGCATGTCGGACGCGCCAGCGAGCGCGGGCGCCGCGACGGAGGCGCTGGACGACACCGCCGGATCGAGCGCATCGGACGAGCCAGCGAGGAGCGGCGCGTTGACGGTCGTGACGGACGACGCCACGGCCGCGGCGTGACGAGCTGTCAGGCGGCTGGTCGACAGCACCGACGGCGTCACCGACACCTCGTCGATGCCGCCGCCCCACGTCAGGCCGGACCCGCCCGTGAGCGCGGCCCGCCCAAGCTCGATCGGGGTGCTGGGAGTGGCGATCGCGCCGGGCGCCGAGACCGTTCCCTCGCTCACGCCGTTCAGGAAGATCTCGAGGTTGCCGCCCGAGGTCCACTCGAGGGTGACCGTGTAGTTCGTGCCCGCCGTGAGGGTCGTCGTGCCCGTTACCGTCCGGTCCACTCCACCGGTGTTGACGGACGCGGTGAGTTTTCCGGCGCTGGTGACGCCGAGGAGCCACATCTTCGTCCCGCCGGCGCCGCCCCAGCGGGACGCGATGAACCCGCCAGCCGTGAGGACCCCGGACGTCGGCTGGATGCGGCCCTCGACGGTGAGCCCGGACGTGGTGTCCATCCACGACGCGGACGCGATGGTGAGGTACTGGGCGGTGCTGTTGATGGTGACGGACTTGCCGGAGCCGTCGCCGAGGAGCGACGTCTGGCCGATGACCGGGACGGTGGCCGAGTACGACATGAGCCGGCCGTTGCCGGACGAGTCGAACGCGCCGACCTGCGTCGACGTCTCGTCGAGCTTGAGCCACACCGTCGGGGAGTCCGCGGTGACCGCGGAGTTGTCGCCGGACCCGGAGTTGTAGTGCGCGGTGACCCGGGACGACGAGAGCGCCGACGCGTAGATCGCGACGTTGTCGATGGTGACGCTCGAGGACAGCTTGAACCCGAAGCCCTCGGAGTAGCCGCCGACACCCATCTGCCCCGACGCAGTGACCGGGGACGACAGCGTGCCCGTCCACACGGATGTGCCGTTGACGTAGGCCGTGACCGCGCCGAGAGCGCCGCGCACCGCCATCACGTGGTAGTTGCCGGCGCCGGGGAACGTGTACGTGGTCGGGTGCCAGGCGACGGTCTCGGACAGGAGGATCAGCTTCTGGCCGACGTTGTCCCACTGGGTGCCGCCGATGCCCATGCCCCAGCCGTTGCTGGAGGAGCCGACCTTGACGAACGAGCCCTTGACGTTCGTGCCGGGAAGGTGCACCCACGCCTCGAGCGTGACGTTCGCGCCGTTGACGGCGGTGGGCACGGAGGCAAGGGTGCAGATCGGGTTGACGCCGTCGCCGTGGACGGACGTGCCGCCGTCGGGGACGACCGCGGTCTGCCCGCCGACGACGCCCGTGCCGAAGGTCCACGCCGTGCCGCCGGCTGCGTCCGCCGCGGTCGGGGCAGCGGACGACGTCTCGTCGAGCTTCCAGTACGCGACCGGGGAATCGGCCAGCACCTCAGACGAGTACGACAAGGCTCACTCCTCGGTCGGGAACGGGTCGCGGGCGGGCGAGCGGGTCAGGACGCGGTCTGGGTGAAGATCCCGCCCGCGTTCCACACGATGGAGAAGGTGCCGTTCGACGAGGTGACGTCGCCGCCAGCGCCGTCGAGGTTGATGTAGCCGATGACCGGGTTCGTCGCGTCGGTGCCCGGGGTCGAGTCGTAGATGACGGCGTACTTCGCGGTGAGGGTGCCGCCGGTGGTGGTCCACGAGACGTCGTTCGCGTCGAACTTGTAGACGTCGCCCGAGCGGGTCCACGTCACCGACGCGAGCGTCGCGCCGCCAGCGGTGTAGCCGGTCCCGGACGCCTCCGTGCCGGCCGCCTTCACGTCGGAGACGTACTGGTGCGTGGCGGCGTACGTGTAGGCCGACAGCAGCATCACCTTGATGCTGTCCGAGTCGATGTCGATCTTCTTCTGCGCGAACGAGTCGTGCGCCATCGGGTAGAACTTGCCAGTGGCCGCCATCGCGGGACTCCTTGAGGCTCAGAGGATCAGGAAACGGGGATGAGCGCGACGGCGAAAGTGCCGACGTCGAAGAGGGGCGACTCGCCAACCGACCACGCCACCGGCGACACCCACGAGTCGTTCAGCCACACGAGGTCACCCGTCGAGTGGGTGTTGACCGTGATCGCGACGACGTCCGTCGACGCGACGGGCATGTCGACGAACAGGAACGCGGCCTGGTTGGTCGCATTCGCGATCTGGCCGCCGGTGCCCGCCACGGACGGGTTGGCCGTGAGCACCGCCGGGATGTAGCCACCGCCAGTCACCTCAACCCCGCCCGCGCCGTCGAACGCCGGCGCGGTGGTCCACAGCCGGACGTCCACGTCGGCGTCGAGGAGCATGTCGAGGCACTGCCGAGCCGCGACGACAGAAGGTCCAGAAGCCACGAGATCTCCTCAGTAGGTGGGGAAGTAGCGGATGTCGAGGTCGGCCGTGCCAGCGTTGACGATCGTGTTCGCGCCCGGGCTCATCGCCGGCCACTGCATCGGCTGGACGATGAGCCCGAACAGGTTCGCGCCGGTCGGACCGACGACGGTGCGCTGCCGGTTCGGGAAGCCCTTCCCGGACGTCAGCACCGACCCGGACGGGAGCGAGCCCCAGCGCAGGCGGAGGCTGCCGATCTTGAGGTCGACGGTGCCCGTGCTCGTCGTCGTCACCTCGATCTCGGCGGCGCTCTGGCCGGCGGCCGTCTCCACGACCGACGCGCCCGCGGCCACGGAGACGGTGGAGGCCGTCGTCGCTCGCGCGAACGGGTCCTTCGCGGTGAGGCTGAACGCGAACCGCAGATACGTGTCGCGCATCGGGGTCACGGAGACGTCGTCGACCTCGACCGCGATCCCCAGCGTGCCCAGCGAGTCGGTGACGACGAGCTGCGTCTCGCCGAACCCGCCCAGCGACACCAGCGCCCGACGCTCGGCCGCCGCGATGGCCGGGTCCGCGTACAGGATTTCCCCGCGCAGCGCGATCGGGTCCTCCTCGCGGAAGGACCGCGACGAGTACGAGCCATGCTGCCCGGACCGGCGCCCCCGGGTGCGGTCGTTCTTCGCAGACAGCCACCCGTCGAACCCCGTGACCTTCGCGCGGCCACCAGCCGGCGTCGCACCGATCAGCTGGAACCCGTTGAGGGTCACCGAAGTCGTCGCCATCAGATGTCACCCACCATCGAAGTCGAGAGTCGTTCCGTGTCCACGACGGGCCTCTTCATGTTCCGCAGCGCCTTCGAGAAGCCGCCGACGATCGCGTCGATGTCATCCGGGTGCATCCGGCCACGGCCGGCACCCGCGACCTCAAGCGTCGCGCCCCGGTTGCCGGCCTCGAGCGCGGCCCGGTTCCGGCGCCGCGACGCGTCCGTCGAGACGAACTCGCCAGCGGAGACCCGGAGCAGGCGGCCGGTCTGGGCCACCTGCGCGAGGATGCTGTCGCTCGTGCCAGTCCCGGGGCCGATGAGCGTCCCCACGGCGAACCCGGGGATGGGACCGCCGGTGGCGAGCGCCGGGTTGTGGCCGTGCCGGTCCATCGTCTGCTCGTTGTGGATCTGCCGCGCGGCGTTCGACCCGAGGGTCGAGAACACCTGCTGGATGCTCACCGTGACCGTCTTGCCGGTGATCGCGTTGATGGCGTCCTGCAGTGCCTTCTTCTTCGCGAGCGCGGCCTTCGTGTCGAGGTCGGCCTTCGTCGGCGGCACCGACGCGGGGATCTTCAATAGCTCGTTGACGAACTTCGTCACCTCGTCCTTGTTCAGCCCCTGGGCGGCCGCGTTCTTGATGATCTCGTCCTTGAGCGTGATGAGCTTCTCGCGGGCCTTCTCCGTCGAACCGGTCTGCTTGCCGTAGGCCTCGGCGGACTGCTCGGCGAGCGCGATGGCGTTGATGATGTGCGCCCGGTTCGACACCGCCGCCTCGGAGTTGCCCGTGAACGCCTTCGCGGCCTTGGTGTTGGCCTCGGCCTGCTTGAGCGCGGCCTTCGCCTCCGCGATCTGCTTCTCGTCGAGCTTGCCCGTGGACCCGGCCGCCTTCGACGCCGAGTCGGACACGCGGCCCTGAGCCTGCGACACCGCCAGCTGCGCCCGCGCGAGCCGCTGGTTCGCCGACTCGAGAGCCGACGGAGACGCCTTCGGGTCCGACCGCACCCGGTTGAGGTGCGCCTGAGCCTGCGCCAGCTGCAGCTGGGCTCGCGCGAGCGAGTCGGTGGAGGACTTCGACGGGCCACCCGACCCGCCAGACGTGCCCGGGTTCTGCGCGTCCGCGAGAGCCTTTCGTGCGCGAGCCTCGGCCTCCTGCGCCTGCTTGATCTGCGAACCGACGCTGTTCTGCGCCGACTCGAACGCGTTCTGCGACTGAGCCGCCGACATGTTGTCGCCGTTCAGGAGATCGAGCGACTGCTTGAGCAGCCCGGCCGCGTCGTTCTCGAGCTGCATCTGCACCGTCGCGGCGGCAGCCTTGTCGGCGACCTTCTGCTGGGCCGAGATGACGCCCTCGAACGTCGACGCCGACGCACCGTACGTGCCCGCGAGGATGTCCATCGCGTTCGCCGCACCAGAGGTGTTACCCGCAGCGATCGCGGTGGCGTCGGAGATGTCCTTGTTCTTCTGGATGCCCGCGTCGAGTTGGCCGTTCGTGCGCCCGATCGCGCCGGTGACCTTGTCGGCCGCGTCGCCGAGGTCGGTGTTCGCCTGGACGCCGGACTTCCACCCGGTCGTGGCGACCTTGAGCTTGTCCGACTGTTCGCCGATGACCGCATTGACCCGGGCCTGAGCGTCAGCGTTCCCCAGCGCCGCGTCCGTGACGTCCGGCAGCGCGATTCCGAGCTTCCGGGCAGCCTCGAGCACGCCGTCGTCGGCGAGCTGCTTGGCGGTCATCTGCCGGATCGACTCATCGATCACGCCATTCGACCGCTTGAGCGCGTCGGCGTAGGCGTTCGCGGCCTCCTCGTTCTGGCGGGTCGCCTCAGCGTTCGCCGTGAAGAGGAACGACAGCCCAGCCAGGGCGATTCCGATCAGGCCAGCCGCGGCCTGCATGCCGCGCACGGCGGTCGCCGCGACGCTGGCCTCGACACCGAGCCGGCCCATCGCGGTCGATACACCAGCGATCAGACCCGACAGGCCCTGCCACGCGCGGAACCCGATGAACACCGCGCTAGCGGACGTCGCGACGACCTGTAGCACATCCGTCGGGATCGCGTTGATGAGGTCGGCAAGCGTCTTGATCGCCGAGAGCGTCCCGCCACCGAGCGGAGCCAGCGCCGACACGAGGTTCCCGGCCAGCCTCACGATGGACTCGAGGGTCGACATCACCTGGGGGAGTACCGACCGCACGTAGTCGCCGAACGACACGATGCCCGGCCCGGACATGAGTCCCTGGAACCGCTGCGACAGGTTGAGGACGTACACGGCACCGTCGCGCATGAGCGGCTCAAGGGCCTGGAACCCGGACAGCAGCCCGCCCACGACCGCCTCACCAGCCTTGCCGGTGACGGTCGCGAGCTCGCCGATCTGCCCGTTCAGGCCGGGCATGCGCTCGTCGAGGTCGGCGACCGCGCCCTGCAGCGGGCCGAGGACGTTCTTCGCGGCCGTCGACGCGAGCGACTCGAGGTCACCCTTCGCGTCGGAGAGCGTCGCCGAGAACGCCCGGCCCTCCTCGGTGCCGGCCTTCATCTCCTGCTTGATGCCGACCACGGCGAGGACGCCAGCGGCGCCCATGCCGCCGAACGCGGACGCGAGACCGACAGCACCAGCAGCGAGCGGCACCAGCGCCGGCCCTAGCGTGATGATCGCCGTCGCGAGGGCTCCCACGTGCCCGCGGGACTCCCGAGACGACGTGCCGACCTTCCGGACCTGCTTCTCGGCCTTGTCGCCGGTCTCGACGACCTGCTCCTGGGCGTGCGACAGCTGGATGTTCGCGTCGTACGTGCCCCAGATCGCGTCCTGCTCGGCGCGGCGAGCCTTCGTGAGCTCGGTCTGCGCGGCGAAGATCCGCGACGCCTTGCCCGAGTCGTTCGCCTCGATGACCTTGAGTTGGGCGAGCCCGACGCGGCGCGTGGCGTCCTCGAGCCGCCGCTGGGCCGCCGTCATCTGGTCGATGCCCGACGAGGCGCGCTGCGCGTCCCGGGGGAGCCGGCGCACCTCCTCGGCGTCCAGCTTCACGTCGACGCGCTTGCCGTCGAGGATCTCGGTCTTGACGATGGCCTCGTCGATGGCCCGGACGAACTGGTCGTTCTCGAGCCGGAGGAACCCGACGATGCCGCCGACGTTGGTCTCGCCCGCCACGCTCACTCCTCGGGGTCGTCGCCTCTCGGGGCGAAGTGTCGGAACAGGCGGGAATCGCAGGCGAGAAGCCCGGTCAGGAGGGGCTCGAACTCGCGCCACGCGACGAACTCGCCGGGCCGGGCCAGCCGGATGCCGTAGTGGTCGGCGAAGTCAGAGACGACGAGCGCCCAAGGCTTTACGAGCTGGAGGACGGTGAAGCCTTCGCCGTCGCCTTCCGCCTGGGCTTCTTCGATGAAGTCGGGCGGGAACTCGTACCACTGGTAGAGGCCGGTGACGGGGTCTCGGTCGCCGCGGCCGTACTGCTCGGTGCGAGCAGCCCGCTCTTCGCGAGGATCTGCTCCGCCAGCGCTTTTGGGTCGATGCCGTGCTCCCAGATCGCCTCGGCGACGTCGGGGCCCTGCTCGAAGTAGGCGAGGGTGGCGAGCCCGGCCCGGCCGATGGCCTCACCGGGCACGTTGTCGGCGGTCATCTCGTCCCACGCGGAGCCCATGACGAGCCGCCACGTGTCCTCGGGCTTCGCGTCGTCGTACTCGGTCGGCTCGCCTGCCTTGATCTTCTGCAGGGTGAGCATCGATGTGTACGGCAGCTCGGGGATGGTGTAGACCTTGCCGCCGATCGGGAACGACAGCGGTTCCGGGGCGACGTCCTCCCATGACTTCATGGGTCAGCCCCGGGTCGGCCACTGGAAGAAGCGAGCGCCCTCACCCTCGGTCACGGACGTGACCCAGAGCGTGTCGTTGCCGTCGAGGAGCACCTGTCCGTTGACCGCCGCGCCCGGGCCTGTGCCCCAGACGCGAGTGATGACGAGCGGGTAGACCTCGCCACCCCGGACGCCGTTGCCGTAGTGGACCATCGCGCCGGAGTTCTGACCGGCGATCTGGGAGCGGGTGGCGTCGTCCCGGCGCCGGTTGACCTGCTCCGCGTCGTGGTCGGTGAGCGTGTAGTGGACGATGCGGCCGATGGACGGGTTCTGGGACACGGTGGTTCTCCTTGGCTGGTCGGCTGGGTGGCTGGATGTAGGTGACGGGCGCGGCCCCAGCCAGGCCGCGCCCGTCACGTCTCAGGGCGTCAGGCGCCGCGCGTGTACGCGAGGCTGTTCGACGCGCCGACGCCGTTCGTGACGACGATCGCAGCCGACCCAGCCGACCCGGCCGGCATCACGGCGACGATCACCGAGTCCGACACGACGACGTACGAGGTCGCGTTCGTGCCGCCGATCTTGACGCCCGCGGCACCGGTCACCCCGGTGAAGCCAGCGCCGTAGATCGACAGCTGCGCGCCCGCGGCCGCACCGTCCGGCGTCGCCGACACGAGCAGCGGCGCAGCGTCCGCCACACCCGGGTTCGCGATGTCGTAGCGGACACCGTCACCCTGCAGGGTGACGGTCGCGGCGTCGACGTCCTTCACGCCGTCGTTCGCGCGCTCCCACTTCACGATCGCGACACCCTGGTAGGCCTCCGGCCCGCCGTTGCGGTCGTACCAGCGGACACCGACTCGGGCCGCGTCGCCGAACTTGCCGACGCACGCACGGACGAGCTCCTGGCCCGGGTCGTAGATCCCGGAGGCCGTGCGCCGCCAGAACGTCGTGGTGAGGCCCCACGCGTTGCTGGTGATCTCGAACGAGTCCCACCCGTTCGTGTCGTACGACGACGTGTCGACGGAGTTGGGGTCCACCGTGGGCTTGAGGGCGGAGATGCCCTTGAGCTCGATGAAACCGGCCGCGAGCGTCAGGTCGGAAGTGACGTCCACCCGGAACTTGCGGGCGAGAGCAGTCGTGTTGGACATGCTGATGCCTCCTTGGGGCATGGCGAAAGACCCCGCGAGCGGGGCCTCATGGTTGGTGCCCGCGAAGGGGCGGTGGGGTGGCTGGTCAGAAGTCGCGCGCTGCCGTCAACGGCAGGTCGACGTCGATCTCGTAGTTGTCCGCGCGCGTCGAACGCTTCGACCCGTCGATGCCGAGCGGCACCGCCGAGATCCGGAAGCACTGCACCAGGTGCACCACCCCGAACGTGCGGTCCACGAGACCGTGCAAGATGTCGAACACGTCGTCAGCGAGGCCCTCAGCGTCGAGGTAGCTGTTCTGCGCGCCGCGGACCATCGCCTGCACTCGACGGTGCGACAGCGCCACCGTGGCCTCGTCCTGCGCCGCATAGGCCGACAGGGCGATGCACCGGTCCGGCGTTGACGGCAGCTCACCGAACACGATCGTGTCCGTGACGCCGCCCGCGACCAGCACGGCCTTGAGCCCGCGGAGCAGATCCTCGGTGTGGCTCACAGACGCCTCCACAGGTGCTCGCCGGCCTCGTTGAGAGCCTCGCGGCCCTTCACCAGCAGCGCGGTCTCGAGGAACTTCGCCTCGCCGCCCTGCGGGTGCTTGAAGTGGATGTGCTCATGGATCCAGCGCGCGTACGGGGTGCCGTACTCGATCGCCACGGCGTTCAGCCCGGCCCGGTCACGCTTGATGATGCCCGTCGCGACGAGCTCCCCCGACTCGCGAGGCACGCGAGAGTCGCTGTCGGCCAGGACGACCCGGGCACCCTCGTACAGGTCGTCGTCGAGGCGCTGCACCTTCGCGCGCACCTCCCGCAGACCCGCCGTGAGCGAGTTCTGCCAGCGGACGCTCACTTGAGCCGCACCTCGAGATGCGACACCGGCGCGAACAGCGCACCAGCATCGCGACGCTTCACGACGTCAACCTGCATCACGTCACCGGCCGGCGTCGTCACCCGCGACTCCGGCTTGAACCGGGCCGCCTCCGAGACGTCGCAGTAGAACACCGTCACCGACGCGACCACGTCACCCGTCGGACCCGACTGCAGCAGCTGCAGGCCGTCCTCGAGCAGGCCAACGACCTCGACGGCCGCGGCGTACGTGTCGCCGTCGTCACCGGGGCCCGTGTAGGTCTCCACGGTGACCGTGTGCGCCTTGAAGATCGACTGCACCGGTCACCACCCGTACTGAGGCGCGAGGCCGTAGTCACGGCCCCATGGCGGAAGGCCAGCGCCGGGCGCGAGCACGCCGTCGACGACGGTCACGATGGACACCGTGCCGCCGGCGAGCCCGGAACCGTCGCCGGTGAGCAGCGGCATCGGCGAGGCGCCGAGCCGGTTCACGAACGTGACGAACAGAGCGCCCGTCACGGCGACGTTCCCGGCACCGATCGACGGCAGCGCCTCGAGCGCGGTCTGTACGACGCCAGGTGCTGCGTCGAACGCGAGGTCGGACGTCGTGTGCCCTTGGAACGAGAGCGTGAAGGTCCCGGCGGTAGCGGTCACCGTGACGAGCTGGGCGGCGTTCGTGCCCGTCGGCATGGTGTCGGCGGAGAACGCCGAGCCGCGGCCCGCGATGAGCCGCAGCTCGGCCTTGTTCGACCGGGACAGGTAGAGGCCGCCGACGCCCATCGTCGAGTTCTGGGCGCCGAAGGAGACCGAGGCCGAGCCCTGGCTCATCTGACGCGCGGACGTCACGTTGGCGTACGCGCGCCCTGCGACCTCGAGCACGATGTCGGCTGCCTCGGGCGGGCACGGGTTGACGATCCGCTCGCACTTCCGCTGGGCGGCAGCGAGCAGGAGCGTGGCGCGTGCCTCGTTGATGGAGCCCGCGTCGAGTCCGAGGTACGTCTCGAGGTCGGTAGGGGTCGCGACGGGATCGGACATGGGCGGGCTCCTCGGTCAGCGCTTGGGCTGCTCGGCGGGCTTCTCGGCGCCGGCCGCGTCCTTGCCCTCGTCGGAGCCCTCGGGCTCCTCGGCGTGCGTCTCGGCGGCGGCGACCTCGCTGAAGCCGTACTGGTCGGCGATCTGCCGGAAGCGGTCAGCGTCCTTGCCGGACACCTCGATGACGTACGTCTTGGCGGTGGGGTCGTACTCGGACGCCGCCCACACGGGGAAGCCGATGTGGACGTTCTTCTGGCCGTGGAACCGTGCCATGAGAGGTACTGCCTTCCTTGCTGTGCGGCTGGGTTGGGTGGCTGACGGGCCGACGCCGCGCGAGGCGACGCCGGCCCGTCAGCCGGTGAGAGCCGAGGCTCAGGTGAGGTCCTTGAGGACGCCGTGCTCCGTCGGGGCGCCGTACTCGAGGCCGACCTCGCCGTACAGCTGGAACTTCCGGCTCGAGCCGGTGCGCGCCAGCTCCTCGGTGAAGAGGAGGCCCTTGCCCGGGATCTCGAGGAACACCGGGTAGCAGACGCCGAGGTTGACGACCGCGATCTGGTTGGCCGGCATCCACCGGTCGACCAGGACGCCGAACGTCCCGAACGGCGTGACCACCGTCTGGATGTTCATGCCGGCGACGTTGCGGTCGCGGACCGGAGCCGAGAGGCTCGACGCCGCGGCGTAGACGCTCGTCAGGTTGACCTGCTGGCCCGAGCCGACGATGAACACCGTCTGGTCGGCCGGCAGCTTCGCGCCGCCGTCGAACATCGCCTGGATGTGCGCGTTCAGCATCGCGGCGGTGAGCGCGCGGTTCGTGCCGCCGTTGGCGGACACGGTCGCGGCGGCACCGAGGACGCCCTGCGTCTTGCGCACGGTCGCGTTGTCGGCCGGGCGGGCGTAGGTGCCCGACAGGAACGACTTCTCGACGTCGACGGCCATCGACTCGAGCTCGGCCTGCGTCTGCGTCGCCAGCTCGTCGACGACGAAGTCGTCCCACTGCTGGCCGACGCTGATGCCGGCGTAGTTCTGCGTGGCCGCCATCTTCGAGTACGTGATCTCGATGGCGGAGTGGTGGATCTCGACGCAGTTCTTGACCTGCGTGCGGGACCGCTCCGCGCCGGCGGGGGCCGCGGCGCCCTCGAGCGCGGCGTTGTTCGCCGAGGAGGCGCGCCGGTCGATGGTCTGCCACTCGAAGTCGATGGCGTGGGCGGCCTTCGCGCCGCCGAGGCCGCCGATGGCGGACAGGAACGGCGTCTCGGTCGGGGTCACGGTGAAGAGCTCACCGTGGTAGTTCGGCAGGTTGAACGTGGTTCCCTGCCCAGCAACAGCACCCATGATGGTGACTCGCTTTCAGGTGGTGACGCGGTGCGCGTCAGGACGTGGTGGACTCCGCCGCCTGCGCTGCCTTGAGACGCATGACGGTTCGCGTGTCGCCCGCGGCCTGCGCGGCGGCGATCTGCTCTGCCCGGGACGGCGCCGGCTGACCGGAGCGCCCCTGGGCGGGATTCGGCCGCATCGTCGTGGTCCTCTGCTGCGCCTTGGCCCAGTGGGGCTTCCGCTCGAGGAGTTCGGCGAGGTCGGCCTTGATCGCCTCCGTGTCGACGTCGCCGTCGTCGGTGGCGTACTTCTTCGGGTCGAGGGACTCGAGCGCGTCGGTCGGGTCTGCGAAACCCTCCGCGAGCGTCTTGATCTCGGCTGCGACGGTCCGCTGGAGCAGGCGCGCGGCGCGCTCCTCGCTCTTGCGGGCGGTGTCCTGCGCACGCTCGAGGTCCGTCTTGGACGCCTCGGCGAGGCGGTCGAATTCGGCGAGCTTGGCCTGCTGCTCGTCCGTGAGCGCGGGCCGCTTCGACAACTTCTCCTTGTCGGCGCGAAGACCCTGGATCAGGATCCACGCCTTCTCGGGGTCGAAGTTCTCGGGGTCGCCCCACGGCGGCGCGTCGGCGCCCGTGTCGACCGGACCCGCTGCAGCGGGGTCCGTCGTGGTTGGGGCGGCCGGGTCGACTGCGGGAGCAGCCGGGGCTGCGGGGACGGTCGGCTGGTCGGACATGCGGGTGCCTCCTGGGCATCTGGTGGTGGCGCGCCCGCTCGACGCGCCCGTGCTCGCCTACTTGCGCTTGGCGAGCTCGCCCCGCAGACGCGCCAGCTGACTGGTGCGCCACGAGGAGTCCTTTAGGCCCTCGGTGAGGGCGATCTGGTGTTCGAGCCGCTCACGGCTCATGCCGGCGAGGCCGGCCTTCTTCTGTCCGCCCGAGGGGCCAGTCGTGCCGGTCACCTCGCGGCCCTCCACGGCCTGCCGGAACGCGGTCCGGGCGTCCTTGCCGCTGCGGCCCTTCGTCGACGTCTCCCACAGCGCCTGCATGGTCCGCATCCGGTGCGACGGCTCGTACGCCGTGAACACTGGCTCGGCGTGGCAGCGACACTCGCCACCGGCGCCGTTCGCGCGCTTCCGGTGCGCCTTGAACTCCGCGGCCCGCTTCGCCGGGTAGACCATGCCCTGCCCATGCCGCAGAGCGAGCATGATGCAGAACGAGCACGCGCCCGGCTCTGTCACCCGCACCCAGCCGCGCGCCTTGGGGTCGCGCGCGACGGCGTCGATGATCGTGTCGCGCGACTGCGTGAGCACCAGCTGCGACACCGCGTCGTCGAGCGCCTCCTGCGCGGTCTGCACCGACTCGGGCGTGACCGTGCCGTACAGGCCCGACGTGGCGGTACGCACCGTCGTGTCGACGACGTCCGCAGCCGCAGGGGGAGCGATCCGCAGCGACGGCCCGGGACCGGTCACGCCAGCAGCCGCCCGCTCGCGCCGGTAGTAGTCCAGCGCCGCGAACCCGGACGCCGGCCCGAACTGCGCGAGGATCGCCCGCACGGCTTCGACGAGCAGCGGCAGCGTGCCCTTGAGGTCGTGCACGTCGAGCAGCGGCCACGCCTCGCGCAGCATCGCCGGGATGAGCGAGACGAGCGCCTCCTGCTCGTCGCGGTGCGTCTCAGCGAGGCTCGCCGTCGCCACGGACGGGCACCTTCTTCGGCATGTCGGCCGGCGACGGGCCCGCAGGCTGCGCATGCTCGGCCGGCGCGCCGCCCTGGGCTCGCTGCTTGAGCATGTCGTGGATGTCCTGCAGCGCCGTGCGGCCCTGCTCGTCCGTCCAGTCGTCGGCGAGCCGGGCCCGCTCGACCGGCGAGTAGGACAGCCGCTTGAGCGTGACGTCGGACCGTGGCGGGATGATCCCGGCCGCGACCTGCTTCGCGATCGCGTCCGTGGTGCCGGCGGGGGTCTCCGGGGCGGGGTTGCGCCAGTCCGTCTCGATCCGGTGAGCGTTCTCCGGCAGGGCGTCCCGGCCGTGCTTCACCATGAGGGCGATCTGCATCGTCTCCTCGTGGCCGCCAGCGAACGCGACCTGCTTCATCCGGGCCCGCGACGTGAGCTCCTCGTACCCGGCGCGGATCGCGTCCGCGGAGGCCGGGTTGCCGTCGGCGTGCCGCCCGAGCATCGAGCCCGGCAGACCCATCTCGCCGCACATGATGTCGGCGTACGTCTCGAGGATCTTCGTGTAGCCAGACGGGTCCTGGCCGGGGAACTGGCCCACGGTCGGGACGTTGCCCTCATCGTCGGCCTCAAGCATCCACACCTTGTTCAGGTAGGTCTCCCACGCCGTCTTGGCGTTGCCGTTCGCGTCGACGAACGCCGACTCCTGCACGCCGAGCGCATACTTCCGCGGCGCGATGTGGAACTCCCGCCCCACCTCGAGCCCGAGCAGCGTCCGGCACGCCGAGTCGACCGTGTTCATCCACGAGGCACGGATCTCCGACTGCCCGTCACGGTTGCTGAGCCGCTGACGGTTCGCCAGGCGCACGACCGGCAGCCGGCCACCGAGCTGCTCGGTGTCGTCCGGGTCGGTGGTGATCTCCCACTGGCGCGACGGGCCACCGCTCTGCGAGCGGGCCATGTGGATGGTCTTGCCCGGCAGGTACAGCGCCGCGACCTCATGGCCGTACGTCTCGCTCGTGAACGACATGTCGACGTACATCTGCAGGGCCGCCGTGACCCGCCGCAGCCGCGCGTCGTAGACGGCGATCATGTTCAGCGCCGACTCGTACGTGATGAGCGGCTCACCCGTGAGCGAGTCCTCATCGGCCGGGCCGATGACGGCGTACGCACGGCCATGGTTCAGCGCGTCGAGGTGCGCCAGAGGCGCCTCCGTGTCGAGGTCGTTCGCCTGCCAGATCGACATGAGCTCGTCGTCGACGTCGGTCTGCCCCGGGTAGCGGAATCCCTCCACGATGGTGCGGTTCACCAGCGCGTCGATGCCGATGGCCGGCCACCCGACCACCGTCCGCAGCCCGGTCAGCTGCGGAGGGATGCTGATGCCGAGGTCCTGCATCTTCTGCATGCCGTCGTAGTAGAGACCGCGCAGTTCGAGCGGCTGACGGACCTGGAAGAGCCGCTGAGCGAGCCAAGTCGCCGTGCCGGCCTCCTCCTCGGTGAGGTTGAGGTTCGGCAGGGTCGGGTAGACCGCGGCGGGAGCCATGAACGTCGGAGCGAGGGTGCTGCCGTCCATCTGGTGGGTTCCCCTCTCTCACAGAGTCGTCGGTCAGTCGGCCAGCAGGATCGCGCGCCCCTTCCCGGGGGCACGCTTCGTCGTCTTGAGGCTCAGCAGGTAGATGCGTCGCAGCATCCGCGCGCCGATGAGGCACACGGCGAGGTCGATCTTGTGACGCGACTCGCGGTGCTCCTTGCGGATACCGACGCCCCACTTCCCGGGCGCCCGCTTCGCGTTGCGCATGTGCTCGACGAGCCACTGCGACTCGGCGAACGTCACCTCGCGCGCCTCGAGCTCCTCGAGCGTCTGGTCGCACGACTCGACGAACTGCTTCTGGTTCATCTCGAGCGCCATGTCGAACGCGACCGCGTGCGCGCGGTTGCCGGTCTTGACCGGCCAGCACTTGAGGCGCTTGCCGTACCGGCGCGACCACTCGTCGACGAGGGGCCACCAGAACCGGTTATCGCCCTCGGCGCTGTCGTCCTTCGCGTGCGACGGGTCGAACCAGAACGCGAGCACCTTGTACCGGTCGAACGCCTTGATGACGTCGTGGTCGACGGCGTCACGGTCGACGATCCGGCCCGGCTTCGGCTGCTGCACGTGCACGACCTGGCACAGCCCGTCCGAGACGCGGCAGGCGATGACGCCGGTCGCGTCGTCCGACTTCGAGCCATCACCGAACAGCACCACCGCGTCGCCCGGCTGCAACCGGTCCTTGCGCTTTCCGAGGTCGATGTCCTTGGGGTCCGCCCACGCGTCCTCGGCCGCCGTGATCTGGTTGTACCACTTGCGCCGAGACTCGCTCGCCGGGTTCGCCGGGTTCTTGATCGAGTTGAGGATGCGCTTCGTGTTCAGCCACACCGAGTCGCCCCGGATCGACTCGACAACGCTCGGCGCGGCCTCCACCGTCAGCGGCGCCTCCGGCGGCGCCTCGAGCGAGTCGTACAACAGCCCGAACTCAGCCGACTTCGGCGGCTGACAGTCAAGGCAGTCCGGCCACTCGTCGAGATCCCGGTGCTCGTCGCAGCGACGTCCGACGGTCGCCTCGTACGCCTCGCGCTGCCGCTGCCCGACGCTGTCTTGGCCGGGTCGGTACGCGTTGCAGATGTCGAGCTGGCGAGCCGCCCCGGTGGAGTCCTTCGCCAGGTTGCCCTCGATCGCGCCGGCGAGGAGATGTCCTTGGTTCGACTCGAGCCAGTTCTGCGTCTCATTGCGGACGACGAGCGTCGGCCGCGGCCCCTCGATGGCGAGCACCGACGACGTCGACGCCTCGATGTGCGCCGTATCGTCGCGCGCCCACACGTCGAGCTTGCCGATCTGGATGCCGTACTTCCGACGAGTCTCGGGCGGCACAAGAGACGGGAAGAGCGGCATCGTGTTGCGCTTGATCTGGTCCTGCGCCACACCGACGATCTGCACGTACGCGTCCGGTGTCTGCCGGCCGACCGGCACGTCACCGTCCCAGTGGTCGAACGCGGCGTCTTCCGAGCAGACGTGCGTCGTCGACGTCACGACGGCGAGCGGATCTTTCCCCCAACCCTTGAGCCGCTGCAGCACCTGCGTCGGATAGAGCAGATCGCCCGTCTCAGGGTCGAGCGCGTCGTGCCACAGGATGAACCGAGCCTGCTCAAGCGTGTAGACCCACGGACCACCCTTCGGGTGCGACAGGTGCATCCCAGCCCAAGCCAGGTTCCGCCAGCCGAGGGTCACCTCGGGGAGCTTCCACCCGTTGTCGTACTGCCACGTCGGGCCGATCTTCACCGGCTCCCAGACGAGGTCCGTCGGCGGCGCCGCTCGCTCGAGCTGGTCCTCGTACCACGCGATGATCTCGCGGTAGTCCGAGTCCTTCGTCCTGACCTGCGCCGCCGCGCGGCTACGCGCCATCCTCGGACCGCGCATCTCTGACGCACGCCAACTCCGCCTCGCGAGCCGCCGTCAGCATGCCGAGACGCTCAACCCACGACGAGCCCAACGACGACGCCATCGCGAGCCGAACAGTTCCGTCTGCCTCGACGACCTTCATGATGACCACCGCGTCCGACACGATCTCGTCATCGGCGACCCGAGACCCGATACCGAGCCCGTCGATGATGTCTCCGACAGGACGACGCTCGACGCCGCTCATCACGCGCCCCGCTGCGACCAGCGCGACTGAGCCGCGGACCGCTGCTGGTTGCTCTCCTCGCCCACCGCGTCATCCGGCAGCTTGAGCTGACGCCACAGCGCGTTCCGCTTCATCCGCAGGTCCGTCATCCGCTTCGGGTGCGGGTGCTCGACCAGCTGGCCCATGCTTCCCGTCGTCGTCCGCGGCCGGCCCTCGGCATCCCACTCGTCGAACAGTTCGTGCAGCTCGTCCGTGATCGCGCACACGTCCTCGAGCGTCACGAGCTCATCGGCCCGCAGCTCGTACTTCGACGTGATCCGCTTCCACAGCGCGACACCCGGCTCGCCGAGCATCTCGGGAGCCTTCACCTTCACGGCCTTCGACATGAGCGGGGCCTCCTGTGCCCTCGGGGACCGCCGGCACCTGGCCGCGGCTACAGCAGGACGCCCGCAGGCGACCGAAAAAACAGGGTCAAGGCGCACGCACACCCGGAGGTGCTATCCCGCTTCGCGCTTGCTCCCTTGGGGGTGGGGGGGTGGTCCCCCTGGGTGGTTGGAGTGCGCCGGGGTGGGGCTCGTGTGGCCTGCGTGCTCGTGTGGCTTGGCGCTGTTGTGCGCGGGCTCTGCCTCGTGCGGCTTCGGCTTTGGTTTTGTCGGCGTGGCAGTCGCGTCCGCAGGTGGGGCAGGGTTGGCCGTGTGCTGGTGCGAGGTTGCTCTTGTCGTGGACTGAGACGTCGGTGCGGGTCCATTCGCTCCAGGGGGTGATGTGGTCTACCTGGGTGGCGTTGGGGTGTCCGCAGATGTGGCAGATGCCTGCGTGTGCGGCGAGGACGCGCTTGGCCTTGTGGGGGTTGAGGTATCCGCCTTGGGTGGCTCTGTCCTGATTCCACGCCATGTCGTCTCCGGGTGGGCCACGATGGGGCGATGGGCTGGATCAAGGATCGGAATGTCGATGTGCTCGCCACGGAGGCGCGTGATGCTGCGCTGCGTGGTGAGCGTGTGTTCGTCACGGTGTTGCACTCGGGCGCGGTGACCGATGCCGGGTCTGGTGAGCTGCAGGTCCGGACGGAGTGGGCTCGGCGTATCGACGCGATCGAGGCGAACGGGTGGCGGCTCGAGCATTGGTCGATCTCGCTGGATGGGAAGGGCAACCCTGTGGGTGTGCCGGTGTTCCGTCGTCGGGAGGGTTAGCGCTCGTCGTGGATCTGGCGGCCTGCGCGGTCGATGACGTGGGCTGGTGTGCCGTTGCGGTCGAGGTGGCGGGCGCGGTCGAGTGCGTCGCGGCGTGAGGTGGTGGTGCTGTCGGTGGCGAGGCCGACGGCTTTGCCGGCGCGGTTGAGGTAGATGACGTCGAACATCAGGTGCGGCCTTCCGGCGTGAGTGTGTGGCGTTCGTCGCGGGCGATGCGGTGGCCGGTGTCGAGCATCCACTGTTGGAGCTTGTGGTTGTGGTGGCCGCAGAACTTCCATTCGGAGCGGGTTTCGGGGTTCCACCACCAGACGAGGGCGCGGGCTGAGGCGCCGGCGTCGCAGGAGTTCTCGTGCATGGCGAGGCCCTCCGGAGGTCGCGGGCCGGTGTTGGCGCGTCCGTCTCCTGGCCGTTGAGCCCGGCCGTTGTCGGCTCGGGCGGTGCCGGTCCCGTAGCGCGACGGCCCGACCGGCTAGGTGGTGCCCGCGGCTGCGCTGGTGGCCGCTCTGGGCGGCGTGGGTTGAGTCGCTAGCCGGCGGGGGTATGGGTTCGGCCCGCGCCTCAGGGGGTGGGCGCGGGCCGAGAGTTGGGGGTGTCGTGGCGGGTTTTGGGCATGCTCCGCGTTCGACGTTTCCGAGGGTAGTGGGTGCCTATGCGGGTGTCAAGATGTGCTGTTTGGGCGTTCCTTGCGGCAGCGGTGGAGTGGGCACTG